ATAAAGATAGTTATTGCCATTAACACCAAAATTAGTATCGCTGAGCGTTCCGTAGCTACCAGCCATCATAGAAGAGGCAGCCAAGCTTGTGTTGGTCTTAACGATGTAAATACGATTAGGAGCGCCTACGATACTAGGATCAGCAGAAGGATTAGCCAATGCGCGGAAAGCATCCACGATTGGACCACTAATATAAGCATTCTGAACCTGCTGAGCTTGATCGGGCGTGAAATAAGTAGCAGACAACGGCGCAGAGTAGAAGCTCGGGCCACCGGCTGATTCGCCCATGATGACGATATTACCATCAACG